TTTACAAATATCAGTTTGATAAACAAACGAATTTATATCCAAAAACATGTCATCAATATTTGACAAATATTTTTGAACAATATTTTTATTATTACTATTTTGGATGTTGCTTGCAGGATTTTCATTATCCTTAATTTTAAAAAAATTAGACAATATTTTAGTTTTATTATTATTTACGCTACTATTGGAAAAATTACCATTCGATATACTTTTTTTATTTTCAAAATATTCAAAAATATATTTTGAATTATCCAAAAAATATTCTTTTTTTTTATTTTTTAATTCTCTTATTTTTAAATTTATTTCTTTCAAGTTATCTGTAATTTCAAGTTTATTTTCTAAAGTAATATCGGTATTTTTTAGACATTCCTTTAATTTTAATTTTTCTTCTTGTAGTTGTGGAATTTTATCCTTTTCATCTTTATTAAATTCATTGATAAATTCTTTATGCTTATTATCTAAAGTAATTGCATTTTTTTTATTAAAACAAATTTTTTTATTAGTTTTTGGTTTAAATGAAGGCATTTGATTTTATTCTTTAAATATTTAATAACATTTTTTATTTAATTTAAAATAAATGAAAATATATAATAAAAAAATTATCAAGTTAAAAGATAGTAATAGTTTTCTTATTAATAATTAATGGAAAAACAGATAAATATTGAAGATTATTTAGAAAATAAGAATATTAAAATTGATCACATAATTTATCAGAAAATGAATTTAATTTATAATGCATTAGAAGAGGGATGGAGCATAAAAAAAAAAGACAATTCCTATATTTTTACAAAAAAACATGAGAATAAAAAGGAAATATTTGAAGATGCATATTTATTAAAATTTTTAAAGACCAATTTGGATATTAATAAATTGTTAAACTAATTTTTTATAGAATCTTAAAATTATTAATTATATTTATAATTTTAAATTATTTTTAATTAAATTTATTTTTTAAAAATTTTTTTCTTTAGCAAATGTATAAATATGGGAGGTGGATTAATGCAACTAGTCGCCTATGGCGCACAAGATGTTTATCTTACAGGTAATCCTCAAATTACCTTTTGGAAAGTAACTTATCGTAGATATACCAACTTTGCTATTGAATCAATTGAACAAACTTTTAATGGTCAAGCCGATTTTGGAAGACGTGTTCAATGTATTATCAGTCGAAATGGAGATTTGGCCTACAGAACCTATTTACAGGTCACTCTACCAGAAATTAACCAACTTATGGGACTTGGAGCCTTTGTCCTTGGACAAGGAACAGGTGTTTATGCCCGTTGGTTAGATTTCCCTGGTGAACAACTTGTTGCCCAAGTTGAAGTAGAAATTGGAGGTCAAAGAATTGACAGACAATATGGTGATTGGATGCACATCTGGAACCAACTTACTATGACAACAGAACAAATTCGTGGATATTTCAAGATGATTGGAAACACCACTCAACTTACCTTTATCACTGATCCTTCTTTTGCTGATGTTGATGGACCTTGTGATTCCTTAGCTCCAAGACAAGTTTGTGCACCTAGAAATGCTCTTCCAGAAACAACTCTTTATGTTCCTTTACAATTTTGGTTCTGTACCAATCCTGGTCTAGCACTTCCTTTAATTGCTCTTCAATATCACGAAGTTAAGATTAACCTTGATATTAGACCAATTGATGAATGTTTATGGGCAGTAACTACTCTTTCATGCAACACTGATCCTTTTGGTGGTGCTGCTGGACAATTTGTTCCTGGACGTCCAGTCCCAGCTACAATTGCATACAATCAATCTCTTGTAGCTGCTTCACTTTACGTTGATTATGTTTTCCTTGATACTGATGAACGTAGAAGAATGGCACAAAATCCTCATGAATATCTTATTACACAACTTCAATTCACTGGTGATGAATCAGTTGGTTCATCAAGTAACAAAATCAAACTTAACTTCAACCATCCAGTTAAAGAATTAATTTGGGTCGTACAACCTGATCAAAACGTTGATTATTGTTCATCCTTAGTTTGTGATGCTCTTTTATTCAAAGTTCTTGGTGCACAACCATTCAACTATACTGATGCAATTGATGCCCTTCCAAATGCAGTCCACGCTTTTGGAGGTCCAGCTGCCTTGGCCTCAGATAGTCGCGCCTACATTGATGTAAGAGGATTATTTGCTGATGCCGGTGCTGAAGATGCTTACATAGCACCAGGTTTAACTGGATACTGGCATGGTCCTGATGATCCATACAGTCAACCAAACTTCGGAGGACAAAACATTTCATTTGGAGACAATGCAAATGTCAACGCATTATTAGGAAATAATGGAGGGGCATTAGGAAATGTTGATAGTTCTCTTCTAAATAGTGGACTTGTTTCAGATCTTCTTAACAGTCGTGTTAACAGTGTTAATCACCAATCTACTGTTTCTGATGCAGGAACATTCGTTCTAGCTGAAACCTCTCTTGATATGCATTGTTGGGGTCTTAATCCAGTTGTTACTGCCAAGTTACAACTTAACGGTCAAGATAGATTCTCTGAGCGTGAAGGATCTTACTTTTCATGGGTCCAACCTTATCAATCACACACCAGAAATCCTGATGAAGGTATTAATGTTTACTCTTTTGCCCTTCGTCCAGAAGAACACCAACCATCTGGCACATGCAATTTCTCCAGAATTGATAACGCCACACTTCAATTGGTCTTATCTAACGCCACCGTTGAAGGTACCAAGACTGCTAAGGTCCGTGTTTATGCCACTAACTACAACGTTCTAAGAATTATGAGTGGCATGGGAGGTCTTGCCTACTCAAATTAAACACCATATATCGTGTGGTTTATATTTGTATATTTTAATAATTAAATTATTGGTTTTTAATTATTAAAGCAAAAAGCATTTTAAATACAAAATATACAAAATTTATAATTATATAAAGATAACTCTATAATTATAATTTAAATTACTTATTAAACCATGACTCAACAAGAACATATAAACAATGAATTAATTAACCAATTAATAAAAAACGTGGAAATATTATCTAATAAAATAGATAATATTGAAAAGATAAATGTAGAATTGTTGAATAAAATTAGTTCTCTCGAAAATGCAATTATTACAAAAAAAAAATTCCAATTGTCTGAATATATAGACAAAGTTTTTTATATCAATTTAGATAAACGCACAGATAGAAAAGAAGATATTGAAAAAGAATTAACTCAATACAATCTCGATTATGAACGCTTCCCTGCAGTAGAGATTTCTTATTACGGATGTCTAGGTTGCTCATATTCTCATCATAATGCAATTGCACTTGCAAAAGAACGCGGGTATAAAAATATTCTCATATTGGAAGACGATTTTACTTTTGTCATTTCTCCCGAACAATTTGAAAAACAAATGGAAACATTTTTTAATTCAAACGTAAATTATGATGTATGTTTATTTTCATATAATTTACAAGAGTTTTCTGAAGGTAATTATAATTTTTTATACAAAGTTAAATATGCTCAAACAACATCAGGATATTTAGTGAATGAAAGATATTATGATACTTTAATAAATAATTATAGGGAAGGACTTGAACAATTAGGTGCAAGTTGGAAGGCGTGGATATATGCTATTGATGTATATTGGAAAGAATTACAACAAAAAGACAATTGGTATTGTTTTAAAGAGAGGATAGGAATTCAAAAACCTGGGTTCAGTGATATTAGAAATGATCACGTGGAATTTAATTGTTAAAAAAAATCTCTTACCATTTCGTCTTTTTAACACTAATTTTTTGTCCATTTCCTCGTTTCTTATTTGCATTTGGATCATATTTTTCTTCTTCTTCATCCGAATTATAATTTTTAGATAAATCCCAAAATTCTTTGGAACCTAATCTAAAATCATTATGATTGTCTGCTTTGTACCAAAATACTTGGTCTTGCAATCTGTTAGATTTTACATTATTATTGATTACAAGACACTCATAATTTTCTGTACATTGGTCCATAACCTGACAAAAGGATTCAAATGTAGGAAACATTCCAGCATAATTATCATATATACGGCGACGATTGGCTATATAATTTTCTCTCAAAATAAAAACATAATCTATATTTGTTCGAAGTGTTGGGGGTATCCCTAATGGATATTGCATTGTGATTACTAACATTATTTTCCAATGACGACCATTCATAAAAAGAAGTCTCATCATTTTATCTCGAGACCATGTGTTATCATATAGGCAATCATCTAATATTACAAATGCGCGTGGATCTATTGTAGTGCGTTTATAGGATTCCATTTCCTTTTTAATTTGTTTTAAAACATTTCTTTGCCTTTTCAAAATATTTTCGATAATTGCGGTATTATATTCATTATGAATAAACAATCTTGGAACCATTTTACCGTAAAACCCATTTCCTTCCTCTGTCCCAGATATAACGGTTCCAATTGGAATATCTTGATGATAATAGAGGAGATCACGAACCAGAAAACTTTTACCAGTATCACGCTTTCCTATTAGAACAATTACAGGACCTTTTGATTCATTTGCTTTAAAACTAATACTTTTCATGTCAAATTTTTTTAATTCTAAAGACATTATTATTATTTTATTTAGAAAATTTAATTTTACACTTTAGACGCAAAAATTAAATTAGTTTATTTTAAACATAATTTAATATATTAATTTCCTAATAATGACTACTATTGATATTCACTATCAAAAGAGAAAGAATCTAGAATTATTTACTAATTTAGAATCCAAAAATATACTTTATTTATCCAAAACCCAAAATTATATTCCTATTTATAATAGATTTTTTTCACTTAACGAATCTAATTTTAACAATATTAATTTAAATAACAAATGGTTTATCAAAAATATTAAACAAAAAGTTAAAGATCATCGCAATTTATTTAAATGTTTTATTAAAAACAATGAATCTAACGAAATAAAGGAAAAAAATATTTTTATAAAATTAGCCCCTTTAATAGATCCTTTTAAATATTTAGTAGGAAAATACAATTTAGATGATAATAGATTATTTCAATTACCTAATTTAACTAGTAAAGAAACAAATTGTTATTCTAAATTGTTAGATTTGAATAATTCGGCTTATATTGACGGTTTATTTGTTTATTTAATATCTTCTTTAAAAGATAGTCATAATTTTATTCATGGTTTAGATTATTTTGGTTCTTTTCTCTCCATAAAAAATGATTATGAATTAAATGTATTTGATGATTTAGATTATTTAAATAATTCTGATTTTTTTAATAAAAATAAAAATATACTTTTTCAAATTGATAATTATGACCATTTAATTAATAATGATTGTGATGATAAACCACAATTAAAACCAATTAAAATACATACTAGTGAAAAACATAAATTAAATTTATCTATCAAGTCAATCAATGATTCTTTATTTGAAAATATATTTATATCGGAAAAATTAACATCAGAAAATAAAATTAATAATAATAATAATATCTTGGAACCAATTACCTTTGATATTCATGATAATTTAATCAATGAAAGTAAACCGGCTACAATAAAATCAAATTCTACCTGTTCATCAAGAACATCATATACCAATGGTGAATATGAAAATGATTGCGATAATTGTGATGATAGCGAATCTAATATTAATGAAGATGATTCGTCATGGGAAGATTTAAATTCTGATAATAAATCAGACGGTAGCGAAGACGAAGAGGAAATTTTGGCCACAATTCCAAAACTTCCTGTTCAGGTAATTTGTATGGAAAATTGCGAAGATACTTTTGATAATTTACTTATGAATAATCAGTTATCGAATGAAGAATGGTTTGCATATCTAATGCAAATAATTATGATTTTGTTAACATATCAAAATACATTTTCATTTACTCACAATGACTTACACACAAATAATATAATGTATAATAAAACCAATAAACAATTCATTACTTATCGTTTCAATAATAAAATTTATAAGGTTCCTACCTATGGAAAGGTTTTCAAAATAATTGATTTTGGTCGTAGTATTTATAAATTCCAAGGAAAAGTTTTTTGCAGCGATAGTTTTAAAAATGGAAATGATGCGGCAGGTCAATACAACACTGAACCTTATTTTAATGAAAACAAATCTAGGATTGAGCCAAATTTTAGTTTTGATTTGTGTCGTTTAGCTTGTTCTATTTTTGATTATGTCATTAATTTAGAAGAATTAAAAAACAAAGAAATTTTTATCAATGATCCAATAAAAAAATTAATATTTGAATGGTGTTTAGATGATAATGGAATAAATGTTTTGTATAAAAATAACGGAGATGAAAGGTATCCAGATTTCAAACTATATAAAATGATAGCTAGACATGTGCACAATCATACTCCTTCTCTTCAATTAGAGAGACCAGAATTTAAAAAATTTTTACATAACAATAATTTAGAAAAGATAGATATGGATATTGATAAAATTCAGATAATGTGTTGAGATTAAATAAAAAAATTTTTTTATAAAATAATAAATAATGGGAGAATTAGATGATTTTGGATTTATAATTACAAGACACGTTAATTCAGAAACTACTAATAATTACTGGAATCAATGTATACGATGTCTTAGAAAATTTTATCCCCATCGTAAAATAATTGTTATTGATGACAATAGTAATTATTCTTTTGTGAAAGCCGATTACGAATATAAAAATGTTGAAATTTTACAATCTGAATTTCCTAAAAGAGGAGAATTCCTACCTTATTACTACTTTTACCTTCATAAATGGTTTAAAAATGCAGTAATTATTCATGACAGTATTTTTATACATAAAAGAATTCCTTTTGAAAAATTTAATAAAATAAAAGTTTTGCCTCTTTGGCATTTTGAACCTGATACTGAAAACGTTTTCAATAGTATTAGTTTAATTTCAGAATTTAAAAATAAACATTTTTTAAAATCTAAATTATTATTGGATAATAATTTTGTATTAAACAATTTTGAAAAAAAATGGTATGGATGCTTTGGTGTACAAAGTTATATAAATCATGATTTTTTAGTCAACATTTTTAATAAATATAATATGGGAAGTTTAATTCATAAAGTTAAAAGTAGACCAGATAGGTGCTGCCTAGAGAGAATTTTTGGATTAATATTTTCACTAGAATCTCCATTTACAAGAAAAATGAAGTCAATGTTTGGATCAATACAAGTTTATATTAATAATTTTAGATATACATTTGAAAATTATAAACACGATTTACTGGTAAAAAAAAAATTACCTCATTATATCATTAAAGTTTGGAGTGGGCGGTAATTTTTTATATATTTTATATTATATAATACTAACATATATAATTTAAAATGCACTCAATTGCATATATAATTTTGACTTGTGAAAAATATTTGACTACTCGAGTATCTTGGCAATTACAAACTTGTTTCAAATATGTAAATAAAAATAATTGTTATTATTTATCATGTAAACCTAGTTTAATAAATAATACAAAAATTCATGGTTGGAATACTAGCGATGATTACAGAAGTTGCCCCGATAAATACATAGCATTTTTTAAAAATTTGAATATTGATTATGATTGGTATGTTTTTTTGGATGATGATACTTTTGTATTTCCAAATAGGATCAATGAACTTCTCTCAAAGTATAATTCAAAAAAGATAATTTATATTGGAAATATTTTAACCCATTTGAGAGAAATGAAATACATGAGTGGGGGTGCCGGTTTTATCATATCAAAACCAACTTATTTACTAATTAGAGATTTTATTAATAATTCATCTATAAATAATATTCAAAAAAAATATTATGAACAATTATACGGCGATGTATCTTTTGGAATATGGGTAAAGTTAATCAATGAAAAATTGAGCACTGAAAAAAAAGAACTAATAGAATTATGTCATACCGATTTTTTGTATCCTTATACTTGCACTAATACAACTCAATTAAACACATACGCAAGTTTTCATTATATAACAACGAGAGAACAGTTTGATTATTATAATAAATATAATAAATATAATACAACTGTTTTCTCTCATTATTTATATATTATCCATTTTTTTGTGTTTGAAATAGTATCTTTTATTAAAAATTTATTCTATATGTTTATTTATAAAACGAGTTCTTTGAGAAATATTCAATAATCCCCACAATTTTTTATTTGTTGGATTTGAAATCGAGAGAAATAAATCCAATTCATCATCGCAAAATAATAATAAATCTTGTAATAATATATTAAAATTATAATCAAAAGTATATATATTTTTAATTATATCAAAATCTTTTGTAAATGAAATAATATCCAATAATAAATTTTTGGTTTGAGTTTGATAGGTATAAGGAATTATATGATTTATAATTATATCATTAGGGATTTTATGCAAGTAAATCATATTAATTATTATTAAATTTATATAATATTTTTAAATAAATTTAATTACATTAAAACTCTGGATTGTCTACAAAAATAGGGGTAGTATTGGTTGTCAAATTACCTCCATTTTGAATAACTGGTCTTAATTGTTCTAAAATAAAATATCCTGAGACCACACTAAAATAAACTAATAAAGCATCTCTAATTAAAACTTTTAAAGGTTTAATTTCTTTTTCAATAAATCTCATTTCAATAAATTTTAAAATCAAAAAAATTATAGAAATAATAGCAGCTATTATAAATATATTTTCCATAAATTACTAAAGCACAATCTTATTATTTTTTTTACGCAAAATTATTCCAATTATTCCAAAACTTCAATATCATCTATTATCAAGTCCGGCAACATTTCTAATTCGGGTTCATTTATTATATGAACATCTAATTTATCTAATTCTGCAATTTCATCTGATATATTTAATTTTAAATTGTTTTCAACGTCATCTGACTCCAATTGCTTTCTTTGAATATTTCTTTCTTCGCTTATTTGTTCTAAACGGTCAATAGATTTGGGAGCTAAAACTTGCTCTTCTTTATTCATATCATCTTTTACTAAATCAACATCATTAAAAGTAATTTGTTGCAGTGTTGGGAGTTGTGATTGTGTTTGAGAATGGTCAGAAATTATTTCTTCTTTTCCTTCACCATTTTCTATTAATTGTTCCTTAATTTCTTCTTTTATCTCTTCAACCACATCCTCTTCTACTGTTTCGTCCATATAAGCTTTTAAAATTGCTTCAACTGGAACACTTTCTCTCAACGTATTTAATATACACTCTTGCACAATTATTTCCAGTTCTCGATTATGTTTTTGTATTTGAAGCGGTGCTACATTTATATCAAAAAGATACGCATTTTTATAAAGTTTTCTTGCAACATGAATATAAATTTTCTGAATAAATTCATCTAGTTTGGGGATAGTAATATCTATTTTTTTTTGTTTTTGTCCTACTCTCATTACGGTTAAAATTTTCAATTGAATAATATGAACACATGTTATTAAATCCTCTAAATATGCACACCCAGATTTTTCTATTATTCTATTTCTCTCTTTCTCTATAATAAGAGAATTCCATTTTGGGACTCGTGAAATTAAATTTTGAAATGTCATTAAATATTTATCCATTTCGTTATTTTCTTTACATAAAGTTATCGCCTCTTTCAAAATTGATTTGTAACCATCTATAATTAAAGGTGTTAAAATAGAAATTAATCTTGCACTCCATTCATTCCTACTTTCGTGAAGCGTTGAAATATTAAAATCATCCATTTACATAAAACTAATATTTTCTAGAGACAAATCTGAACTTAAAAATATAAAATTTAAAATAAATAACATTAATAATTTTTCATTTCTAAATTCTTTTCTTATTTTATTATAGGTCATTAATAATTCATATTTTTTTTGAATTGAAATAAAATTTTCTATAAATGTATGTTTTTCTAACAACTCTAAAATATCTAAACTTGAATTACCTTTTTCATATAATTTTATACAAGTGGACGTTAATATTTCTAAAGTAATCTTTGTTTTTGACATCTTTATCAAATCTTTTTTTAATTTTTCTAATCGTTGTATTTTTACGTCTCTCATTTTAAAGGTTTCATTCAAATTATAATTGTATAAATTTATTACTTGACCTTTATATTCTGGTTCAGGAACATAAATTTCACAGAATCTTGATAATATAGGTTTTAATAAATTATATTTATCTTCCAAAATTATAAAAAATCGCGTATTATGACTGAATAATTCGATACATCTTCTAAGTGCTGATTGAGCATCCATAGTTAATTTATCAGCATTTAATAATATAATACTTTTAAAATTATCACCTCCATTTGAATTAATATGACTTTTGGCAAAAAATTTTAATTCTTCCCTTATAAATTTTATGCCTTTACCATGCGCACAATTTACATACATTACAAAATTCTTTATTTTTTCTTTATCATTTTCATATACTTTT